CTCAAATGGGACTAGGCGCACTCCATTAGCGGCAGATGGGGTAGAGCTATTCGGTAACTCTAAGATGTGCTTAGAACCAGCTCTACGGCGCATCCCACCTTGAGGCTGAATGACAACATTAGTGGCTTTTGCTAGAGCATTAGCATATTGCTGAAGATCAACACGGGCTCGCAGTAATGGGTCGAGCTCCCCTGTCGAAAAATTTGTTTGGAAATCTATGAAGCGGGACATTAGAATCTCGCCGCTACGAGTGCGTAATCCTCAAGAACTTGAGGCGGCTGTCCTTGGCCATCAATATTCATCGCTTGGCGCATAAAGCCTCCACGCCCGTTCTCAGAAGGGCCACCAACGGCAACACCTTGCCAGTATGCGGTCTTAGCTTCTTGCTCGGTAATAGGCATCGCCAAGTGCCAAGCCATCATGTACTTGAGCAGTTGGATGAAATACTGGGGCATTGCGTACTCAGGGGTTTGATAAGGGTAGTCAATAAAGACTTCCTCGTAATTGGTTAAGAGCTTGTCACCTTGAATATCCCACTCCTTAGAAGGGCGAGCATAGACAGCACTAGAGGTAAACAGGGCTCTTGGATTGCCAAGGCGATCACCCGGCAACTGATATTCATATCTCCACTCGGATGCTGGAGTAGTGATGAGTCTTGCTAATTGAACTTTCTTGTATGCAAAAGTCCAAGGATAGATTGATAGGGCTGTATCTCTGACATCTGAATACAGGCGATCACATGAGTTCGCTTCATCTGTGCCATCGTTAAATGACGAAATGGGCTTTGCGCCCAAGAGAATTAAAGCATCTGAACAGATGGAAACTGCGGTATCACCAGCGGCCATACTTACCCCTCAATATAGGAAAGGCTACCACCGAGAGTCCCCAGTAGTAGCCTTTTATTACTTACTTCTTAATCGCCGTTTGTAGCGGCGAATACTGTGCCATCGCTAACATCAACTACTGGCCAGTATTGGTCAATACATAAACCATGCTTGCAACTGCGGTTGAGCCAGTTGAAGTCACGCAAAGGATAAAGTCACCAGCTTTAACTACGCTCGCAATGCTGTTGAAATAGCCAGATGTGTTTACATCAGCGATTGCATCAGTTGTGCGATATGAGTAAAGCGATGGTGCGTTACCAGCTTTTGATGTGCCGATTGCGGCAAAACCAGTTGTACTAAATGCCATGTCAATTCTCCTTTAATTAAGCGCCGTTTTCGTCACAAGTGATTTCAACGATACCTTCTGCATCAATGGCAACTGCGCCAGCAGAGAACAAGGAGGTAACCAGCCATGAGGTTTTCTCAGGGATGTAGTTGATTTCAGTCTTAGGAGCGATACCTTCTGCCATGCCGATAGCATCACGATGGAACGCATAAACCTTGCGATCACCAGAGCTCAAAGGCAAGCCACCTTCATCACGATCACCTAATACATGGAATGTGAAGCCCAAGAAAGTATTGAGTTCGCCATTTACCAAGGCTTTAACTGTGTTGAAGTCAGAAGAAGTTACCTTTGTTTCGCCCAACATACCAGCTAAGTTATTAGCGTGGATGATGATATGGCGGTTGTCCATTGGTACATTCTTTGCATCTAAGGCTTTCTTAGCGGCAAGTAACTTGTCCAAGTTCATGTTGGTATTAGCGCCACCAACTGAAGATGCAACTGTGTTGCTTGTGCTAGATGCAATCAACGCATCCAAGATCAACTGATCTTGACGGCGGCCAACTGCATTAGCTACTACCTTAACGAGCTCTGAACGCTCATCAAAGTTCACTTTAGCTTGGGAGAAGATGTCGCTATATTCAGCGGCGATGTAGTCGCTGAGAGTAGCTGTTACTTGACCATAGCTAACATTTAATGGAGTTACATCAGTTTGGGGGATGCGAACTTGTGCAACACCTTTACCGATTTTTGGGAATTTGTAGCTTGAACCTTCAACACCTGAACGAACACGGATAGCTGGGCGTAGTACGGCTGTACCTTGATACGCCTGTTTAACTTCCGCATCGAATAGGGTTACAAAGGCTGTGGATAATTGCTGTGCCATTTTGCTTCCTTTATTCAAAAGTTAAAAAATTAAAAAGTCGCTATCGGTGAGCCTCAGATGAGGGCCTTTGCTTACAGTAGGATGTCAGCCAGTAGGTTGTCACTACTATTAAAGGGTCACAATGACAACTTGTGATTGGCCTTGCTTCTGATTCTATTTCTTTTTATACAAAATGCAATACCCCCGTTTGATATAAAAAAGACCCGCACTAGGCGGGCCGTAAAATTCACCATCCGTGATTGGTGAAGGGTGGGGGTTAGTTATATCGAGCCGCAAACATACGCTCGACCTTTGCTCGGTAGTTAGGATCGCTTTGATATTTAGGATCACCGACCATTGCTTGCAATTCTTGGTCAGTAGGCATCCCGTCAATCGGCGCTGATTCAACTGGGATAGAGCCTTCATAAGCAGAGCGAATCTTTTGCAATGCTTTGAGTCCTTTAGCTGTCCCGCCCATGATCTTGAACTCGTCAAAATCCTCAGCAGACCATACGCCCTTATTGACTAAGCCTCTCGCCCAGCTCACCATGCCATTAATCTGAGCATCGGCATTAGGGCCAAGTGACTTACGCTCGGCGGCGGCATCAATCTGATATTGACCACCTTGCGCTTCAGCTACCATGCCAGTTAATGAACCAGCAAGCTCATCAAAAGCGGCTTGACTGACACCATTCTTGGCGGCCCATTCTTTAAATACGGGAACCATAGGGAGGTTGTCAGCGTTGTCACCGAATGAACTTAGATCGTACTTACCCTCTGGCGGGGCTTTGTGAGCACCCTTAGAGATAGTCTTTCTAAGATCAGACCATGACTTAGACAATGCCTCAATGTCTGCCTCATTCTTTTCTTTATTCCAAAAGTTGTCAGGCAAATAGTCTGGCTTTGCTTTTGGTTCATCTGCGGGAATAGAGTCACTTGCTCTGTGTTCTATTGCCTTATCTTGTGGAGCTTGAGAATCTTGACCACCTTCATCAATCGCAACTGAATCCAATAGGCCAGAATCTTCTCCGGGTTGGTTTACTTCTGTGCTGTCTGTCATAAGTTTCTCGCTCTTTTAATACGGGCTTCGATCTCCTTTACAAGAGAACATCTACCCTCTAAAAAATAGCCGTAACTCGGATCTGAGCCCGGCCCCCAGCATGGTTGCTCAATCGTCTGATCTCTCAGAAGTTTCAACAACTTTTGCCCGTGTTCTGTGCCAAAGACTTTTAGGCACAGCTTATCTTGATCGCTACCTTCTTGGGGTTGCAGATTTTGTTGCATACCCTCGATTTCTTCCCACCCCATAACTACTCCTTGTGAATTAATATTTCATCTATATTTTTTGGGTCTGCCGTATCAACGGCGTGGATGCAAAACCAGACAACATCAGTAATTGCTTCTACATGATGTTCAATTCCGGCTTTGATCTCTATACAAGCTGGGCCTGTATATTCTTTGACAACATCTCCAGCAGTAACTAAGGCTCTACCAGAAGCCAAAAGCGAGAGATGCGTGTAACTATGCTTGTGCTTCCCGACTACATAACCAGCCGGGATGACTGCCTCCTTTGCATAGAGGCCATCAGCAAAATGATGCTTTTGTGATACCTCTATTTCACAAGGGAGACAACTCATTGAGGCATGCCCTGTGCGGCAATCTCAGCGCCAGCTTCTTGATTTTGCATAACGCCTTGCTGATTACCAGCCATCGCCATAGCCATTTGATCTTGTTGTTGGAGTTTGCGTTGCTCATCCAAGAGGAAGGCTCGCTCCGCTGGAGTGTTACGCACCGAGCTAGGCACACCGAGCTTGTCACCGAGAAAGTCAATCAAGTCACCAGTCTTGACGGCAAGCTGTCCTTCAGCTCCAAAGTTCGCAGTCAGTTGCATAAATTGAACGATGTTGTTGATCTCCTCCATGTTTTGGGCCATCGCAAGCGGGGCTACTGGGGAGACTTTGACTTCCAATCCATTGACTTGCAAAGGTAGATCAATCAATCCACGCTCATCCATGACTGACAAGATGCGAGATACCAACGGGATCATCGTCTCGTTAATCAATCGGCCAAAGGCAGAGCCTAAATTTTGAGCAAGTTCTTTCATGCGCTCAACCACTTCAGTTGCAGAGCGAGCACTCATGTTGTCAGGTGGCAAAGACTCATCCAGCAAAGTGCGCTTGATGTTTGCTCTGAGGTCTTGGATGATGATCTGAGACACATTGAAGTCACCAGAGCGAGCCAAAGGCTTGAGTGATTCTCCTTGTGGTCCACCATTGCGAGCCACAGGAATGATTGCACCCGGCACTAACTTGACTGTCTGAGGATTAAGAACACCATCATCAGCCGCCGTATAGACACCAGAAATAGCTAGAGAAGCGTTTTTAAGAACGAGCTCTAAAGTCTTATTCAAAGTCTTGATGTCGGGTAGGGCAGTCAATAACGGCCCACGCCCATAGACCTCACCAGCCACTTTGGAATAGCGAGAGATGATCCAAGGAGATGTTTTCATTTTGCGGAAAACAATTTCTTCTTTGGATGTCTTATCAATCACATGGTAAGACCAATCTCCACGATCAGGATCGTAAACAGTAGCCTCTAAAAGCTCGACATCATCGGTTGGTTTAGTGGCAATACGCTGAGCAACGCTCTCAGGGATCTTGGCATCTTTCCATTGCTGGGTAATTGCCTCGCCCTTCATACGCATACGGCGATAAACCTTATCTACTTGACCATTAGCACCTTCCTCATAGGAGATAAGGAACATTGGCACAGGGATAAAGTTGATTGGCTGGACATCATCGCCCGGCAAAACCAACATACCAGCCGTACCAACGGCTAAGTCAAGCAAGAACTCGCCACAAGCAATGTCAAAGTTTGATTGCTTGATAACAGTAAACATCTTCTCGTTGTAAAGATCGAGAATGGCCATTGCTTCTGAATGGCGCTCTTTAGGAATGTCCTGTCCTGGCTCTAAGCGACACCATTTACGCTGTGGAGGAAAGATGCCAGACTGCAAGCGATTAGCAAAACGCTGTGTAGAGTTGATTGCTGTTGAGTCAAATACACGGGCCATCTTTTTAGCGCCCTGAGATTGACCTTCCCAATGGCCGTATAGCTGGCGCTGGGGGAGGGCGAACTCATAAGCATCACGATACAAAGACTCGAACTCGTCTTTCTTACGCTGGGCCATCTCAGCCCGTTTAATGATGTCCTCTGGCTTTAGCTTATTGCCTTGGTTTGGTTTTGTTGCCATTATTCATCTTCCTTCTCGAATGGGTTGCCACTCATGCCATCAGTTATTGGGCCGCCCGGCTCCCATGAGTTACAAGTACGGGAATGAGTACAGGTGATCTCCCATTCCTCGCAGTAACCGCCAGACTCGTTTGTATCTACCCATGATTTTTCAATCTCTGGAGGAGTCGCTTGTGGGTATTTCTTCATGCAGTCATCTAGGAATTTTGTTTTCCAGTAATAGCCACAGTTGCCGCATACCATTTCTCTTGCGGCTTTTTCTGAGACATTCCAGTTCATAGACTTGCGTAACCAAAACATAACCTCTGGCATCTTTGGGTTAGCTGGGCCTAACTCAGCTTTCAATATGCAAATCTTGTGATTCTTAATATTGATTGCTTTGTTTTTAATTGCATCAGGGCATTTGCCTTTGAACTCATCCATCAGGCGGCCTTAGTCAGGTTTGCACCAGCAGACATCATCGGGCGCGAATTGCCACGCTGGACAGCTCGCAAGCGAGCCTTAGTGCGCTCATCTACTTCACGGGCTGTGTAGTCTTTCTCACCTTGGAGCTTGGCTTTCTCAGCAGAAATATCTAAAGCAACTGGGGCTACTGGAGCAGCTGGTACAAATGGAACCAATGGAACTAATGGAACAAACGGTACTAATGGTACTAATGGTGCTCCAGGAGTTCCAGGAACTTGTGATTGTGATTGTGAGGCATTTTATGCAGAAATAACTGGACAAGCTGATGGATTAATTTTAACTTGTACACCAGTAGGTGGAAGTGGGACATATGATTTTGCTTGGTCTTTAGCTCAAAATTCTACATCACCGACATCTCCC